TTTCGCCGCAAGTTTGGATCCCAGCATTCTGCTGTTGTCCATGTACGTACCCTTAGGAGAAGCTATTATGCCGAAATTACTTAAGTATCAGCTAGTCAGGTTGATCATACGGGCGATGGAACGGATCGTTAAGTTGATCCGTCCTACTGACCGCGTGCGCTTCCTGATTTTGCTGAACGGCATGATAACACTTCTCGTCCTAATAATAATATTAAGGATTCCTTTTGGGTTCGTACTCAGCTCTGTGTTACAGAACTGGTCTGGGTTGAGGACGACTCTATGACGAGTTATCCTTACCCTTTGCCTAAATCTGTTACTGTTCCCATGGCGGCCACTCAGAGCGCCGCTAGTTTTGGGGTCACGACGAATGTGACGGGAAGCTCTTGGGTGCGCGTTGTGGTTGTCGACGTTGAAAAACATCGGCGGTATGAGTCGGTATATTTCGAGAATGTTTCGAAATTGCCTTCTCAACTACCGGTGTCTTGGATACCATCTTCGACCGTGCGTGTTACCCTCGAGACTCTCTTCAAGAGTCCCCCCACTACTACTTCCAAGGTGACTGGGCCGGGTTTCTATACTAAGAAGCGCCGGCTAGACTATTATATTGATCGAAAGACCAATACTGTAGTCCTCAAACAGTCGACTGGAAGCTTGCAGCTCATTGCTCAGACGAGCATTGAGAGCATTCATCGCATGCGTAAAGCACGCGGTGTGACGAAAGTCAAAGCCAGACGAGTGCCTACTCATCGTTTGCCACGCGCGAGTCCGGAAGATACCTGGATCAAGTACCCGTGGGTGCATTATAGTGATGGGACCGCGAATGCTAGCGGTACTCACAATATAAATACACACCATAGGGACTGGACAGGTATTAACACTCCGAACTTTAAACGTGTTAAGCACATGGGTCAGTTGCCCGTTAATCCGCATCACGTGTTCATCCGAAACATTAAGGATTCCGGATTTTGGTATACGCAGAGTTGGAAAACTCTTCCGTACGCCGAACTATGGATGGGTGACTACGAGAACGGTGGCCATGGTCCGTCAGTTCCAACGGCTAGTCATTTGACAAGCCAGAGGAACCGTGCCATAAGGAAGCTGATCGATCGTGCTGGGCAAGAAGTAAATAATATTGCCCAGGATCTCGTTCAGATGAATCAGACAACGAGCTTGATAAGTAATTCTCTCAAGCGGATCTCTAATTCTATTGATGCAGTCAAGCAGCTAAAGCACGCCTCCACTAATGCGGAGGCGAGCCGAAGTATCGCTCGAGCCATCAATTCCTTGTGGGACGCTAAAGGCCCAGTGAATCCGAGATGGAGAGATCCTAAACTGAACCGCAGCAAAACTATAGCCGAAAATTGGCTAGAGCTGCAGTACGGATGGAAACCTCTCCTTCAAGATATTCATGGGTCTATAGCCGCTTGGAAACGGTTTACCGTTTCCGATCGTTCAATACAGACCATATATGCTTCTGCAAACTCAGAAGAGACTGACTCTAGAGCTATTAAGCCTAACGCCGCCGGCTCTCCGCCCAATATAGGTTGGTACTTAAGTACCAAAACTAGTCGGACGAAGATGTCCTTACGGTTTAAGGTTGGTAGCCCCTGGGTCGCTTTTTTGACGCAGACTGGTTTTAACAATCCTGTGAATCTTGCATGGGAAATTCTCCCGTATTCCTTCGTAGTGGACTGGTTCCTCCCTATCGGTCCGTTCCTTGAAAGTCTTACTGCTTGGAACGGATTAGTATTTCTTGATGGGGCGGAAACCAATTTCACACGAGAGAATGCAACCTGGAGTGAAAACTTTAGTGGTGATACCTACCCTTATGGCACCTCCTCGCAACAAGTTTGGGCGATGGCAGGTTCTCGAACGGCAGAGATTATCAGGCTTGATCGGACCAAATTAACGGTCTGGCCAGCTATGAATGTCCCTGTGTTTAAGGACCCGTTGTCGCCTACGCATATTGCGAATGGGCTGGCACTCTTACGAGTGCTTGAGGAGCGCTTTTATCACGCGCCTCTCAGTAAAAGGTAGCTCCTACTGGAGTCTCAAGTAACACTCTATAACCTTCTTAAAGAAAGTAAATATCATGTCGGCTATCGCCTCCGTGAAAACTGCCGGTGCTATATCCCTGGCCCTAATTGCGAACCGGATGGACTCGGTTCACAAAACGGTTGGGGACGCAGCAATCGGTGTACAAACCACGTTTGACCCCGAGGGCTTTCAGCTCCCCGGCGTTGCGCGGTGGGTTGACCGTAGTGGCGGAATCGCCATCGGTTACCCCGCTATCACCTTGTCCGTCCGTCCGCCTACCAAGGCGAGCCGGGTTTATAAGGTGACGGCTAAAGTTGTCCTTCCGACCCTGGAGCAGACCAGCGCCTCGACCGCGACGGGTATACAACCCGCCCCGACGAAAGCGTATGACTGCACTGGGATCGTCGAGTTCTTATTGCCCGAACGGAGCGCACTGTGGGAGCGACAAAGGTTGCTCGATACAGTGATGTCTCTATTCATGGCAACGATCACGGCGTCGGACGGGTCCCCTACTGATTCTACTGGGTCCCCGTTACGTGCCGCGGTTGAGAGCTTTGATCCGCCTTACTAGCTTAACCGCTAGGTTTCGCCCCGCCTAGGCATTTGCTTAGGCGGGAACCTTTCCCAAGGAGTGACTAAATGAAAACGAGTACTTACGCTCGCAAGTTCGGTTTAACCGCCTCGCAGGTTGAAAGCACAAGTTGCATCGTGTTTCTCGATAAGAAAGGGCGAAAGGGATTCCGGTCGGTTCGATTCCTAACGAAGGATAACGGTGTTATCAACTCGGTCCGTGTATACAGACCGGATGGTAGCATTCGTCACTTTGTTGTGGAGTTTGATCCTCTTGGATTCTTTAAGGCGAGTTTCATTGCTGAGACGGGTTGGAGATTTATACCCTCCAGCCCGCGACTCGAGAGAGGCGAATTCCCTGTTGAAGGGATGATGCCTGAACCCGAGTCCAAGTCATGGCTTCGCAGCGAAAAGTGCGTTCTTTTACAGACCGCTAGCTTGACGCTGTTAGATGCTCACGACTTCTCGAACTCGTAGGACGCCCTATGGCTTCTAAGAAGCTGGGTATGCAATTCCGCAAGGGACTGCAAAACTACCGTGTAGCGCCTGAGCTTACTGCCCAGGTGATTGAGAAGTATCTCCTGTCCTTGGATTGTCCGAGAGCTCTGACGGTGTGGCTTATGTTCAAAAATAATGAGCATGAGCAACTCGCTAATCTCTCGTTTGATCCTAAGGCCTATTCTAACTGGATAGACCTTCGGGATGCTTACGCTGCCTCAAAGTTTCTGTCAAAATACAAGGATTTAACCTTGGACTATGACTTAGACCAGGTGGCAATAACGAAATTCATGTTATATGAAGATCGATGTAAGCAGACAAATCGTCGCTTTAAGAACCTCTCTCAAGACCCGAATTATCACGGGCCTTGCGTGTGGCTGCATCACGCAGTCATTCGTAAAGTAGAGAGGATTTTAGGCGACTTTGGTGCAGAAGAGTTCTTCTCATCCCCAGACTGGGGTCCAGGTGCTTCGACGCTTATTCCGCGCCGTAGTGCCTGTTCGCAAGAAAAGTTCCAGTGCGAAACTGGGATAACACGCGACCTCTATGCCCTAATACCAACGGACCTCTTGCAGATGAGTTATCCTGCTTGGGGTTCGCATCTGGAGTTTGTTGGGTTTCCCAACTTCCAGGTGGGTAATAGGGTTGTCACTGTCCCGAAGGATGCCTCTACTAATCGAGTTATCGCTATTGAGCCTGGGATCAATTTATGGTTCCAGAAATCGCTCGGCGATATGATTGGAAAAAGGCTACTTAGGGTTGGTATCGACTTAACTGATCAGAGTAGGAATCAGCAATACGCGCTCCTCGGTTCTAAAACCGGAGAGTATACGACTGTTGACTTCTCCTCTGCCAGCGATTCGATTGCGACGAAGGTCGTCGAGGAAGTTTTACCTCCTCGATGGTTTAGCGTAATGGACTCGTGTCGAGCCAAATACGGTACGATCAAAGACACTGCAATGAAGTGGGAGAAGTTCTCCAGTATGGGGAACGGCTTCACATTTCCGTTGCAATCTCTGATATTCTATGCAGTTGCAAAATGCTGCGTAGAGTATCTCCACATTAGCGGAGACGTTAGTGTTTATGGAGACGACGTCATAATACCGACGCCGGCCTTTGGTCTCTTCTCAGAGCTAGTGTCATTCTACGGCTTTCAAATTAACGAGAAGAAGAGTCATTTTGATTCGACTTTTCGTGAGAGCTGTGGTGCTCACTATGCATCTGGTTTTGACGTTAAACCAATTTTTCTTAAGGAAAAGTTGACGTCCGTTCTAACGGTCTATCGTCTGGCAAATGCAATCCGTCGCTTAGCTCACAGGCGTAATCGTATTTCCTGTGATGCCAGGTTCCGGAAAGTATTTGAACTCCTCATTCAGACGGTGCCTGAGGCCTTACGGCTTCGGATACCGGATGGATTTGGAGATGGCGCTTTCATCAGTAACTTCGATGAGGCGCTTCCAGCTCGTGCTAGACATGGTGTCGAAGGACATTATGTCTTCCACGCTGTAGAGATGGGAATAACCCATCAGGACGAGCGGCTCGGGTATCTTTTATCCGAGCTTTGGCGTTTGTCAAAACGCGAAACTACAGCATGTAGTTTCGGGAAGGTACCGTCTAGACTTGAAGCGACTCGCGATATAACCTCTTTGGATAGTGGGATTAAAGGGCGTAACTCCGCCCCATCTCACGACACGAAAGTTAAGATCGCGAAAAGTCTAGTTAGACAGTGGGCTGATTTAGGACCTTGGCTATAAAAAGACCTTGGCTAGCGAAAGCTAGATGGCTCTAGAAATGGAGTCATTCCTTTCAGTCTTAGAGGTGGACCGCCCCGGGTTAACCGGGGCGGCTTTCGGGATTTTATAATTATCCTTGG